GGGCCTTGAGGTCGGCCTGGGCGTTGGCGGTGGACCAGTAGAAGTTGGTGTTCTGGCGGCTGGTGAGGATCACGTCGCTGAACATGGGAGGGATCTTGGCGGCGAGCTTGTTGCCAAGGGTGCCGACGGTGATCTTGACGCCGCCGAGCACCTGGTCGGTTTCACGCTCGATGTGGCTTAGCAGAACAAAGTGACACTTGCAGCCTTCTGCGAGCTGCTTGATGATCCGCTCGATCTGGTCCATTGCAATACCCCAGTCAACGAGGCTCTTGATGGGCTTCGAGCCGACGACCATTGACATTGCGGCGCTGTTGATACCAGTGAGAGCGTCAACAACCAGTGCTCGGTCGGTTCCCCATTTGTCAACTGCGCCGAACTTCTGACCTGTGCGCTGGTCTTCGAAGTCGCTGAGGAGCTGAAGAAGCTTGATGAACTGATTGTGCTTGGCCTTGTTGGGGTCTTGGAGCTTGGCGAGCATGTCGTTGGACATCTGGTTGATGTCAGTGGCGACCTTGATCATCCCGGCGAACCCGTAGTCGGCCGACTGCATTGAGTGCCAGTGGAGGTTGGCGGGGACTTCTAGACCTCGGTCGGTCCAGTAGCCTAGAAGGGACTCCATGCCGGCTTCGAGGCCGAGGTAGTAGACGCTTAGGCCACGCTTGACGCCTTCGTCTACTAGGGTCCCAATGCTATGAGTCTTTCCGGTCCCGGTCGGACCTTCAAGTAAGACGTTGACCCCCGGCAACAGACTTGTTTCCACTGGCGTGATTAATGTAGTCGAGAGTTTCAGCGGTACTGGGTTGTTCAACGGTAGTCTCCTGTTTGTTCAGCGACTCGACGATCAGCGAAGCGCTTTCTTTAAACCTGGTAATGGCGATGGTGAAGGCGAGCTTGCGATCGATTACTCGATGGTCGCCTGACTTGCGGTCGTAGCTGTAGTAATAACGGGGTTTCATTTCAAAGCTTCCATAGTGATGTTAAACTCTCTGACTAACAGATCGGTCGGAAGTGAATCGAGCAAATCCCAATCTGTGTAGTCGAATTTGTGTTGAAGGCTGATGAAGCTGCCAGGCCAAAGGTCGTCGGGCGACTTGGCTCGACACGCCGCACCGCCTCCACATACAGCGTCGAGTATGTCAAAGCGAATCTCCTCCAACACGCACAGCTTGGCCCAAACAGTATGACACACTGGGCACACTTTAATCCAGCTATGGATGTGGAAGTTGTCATCTATGGCCTCCCGGTCGATCCAATGCTCAGCGCCGTGGAGCCACAACAGGGCTTGCATGAGCGAACTCGCTGAAGGTGAAGAACTTCTGAGGATCCTTGGCCATGAAAGGCTTGCACTCGGTTTCGAGGGTGTTGGCTTTTACCGCCAGGGCGTCGTCGGCCTCTTTGAGATGAGTGTCGGCACTCAGGACGTTTTCGACCGACTGTTTAAGCTCGGTGTTCTCCACTGCAAGATCATGGTTGCCGACTACGAGACAGGCGAAGGCAATGCCTGTGACGACGTTGAGAGCGATTATGGCGCGTTGGGTTTTCATAGTTCGACTGACTCCTCAACCCTGGCAATGGGGTTCCAGCGCCTGCGCTCGAAGTAAGTCTCTAACCAGGGACTGGGGTCTTCGCTGGAACAGGGCGTTTTGAACCCGCATCCGCCGTAGTCGCTGCAGGAGCTGTCGAGATTGTGCCGCCACTTGCCGGTTTCCCAGGCTCGTTGGATGTCAGAAATCCAGCCAAGAAGCTCTTCATACCAGCGGTCGATCTGCCATTCAGGACGGTAAGATATTGCTTGTTGCGTGTCGTACTTTGTTTTAAGTATGCTAACGCCGCGAACAATAACGCCATCTGTTCGTATGCCTGATTCTCTAGCGCCCCAGGCGTATCCAGTGAATTGTGAGCGGAGGTCCCACTGCCGCGACCACGTAGCACCGAGTTGGCTCGTAGTTTTTTCGTCCGTGACATAAGCTGCCTCGTCGTGGTTGTTCAGGTGGAGCAGAGCGTCCATGCGGCCGCAGTAGAGCAAAGGGTCGCCGGTGACTGGGTGCTTGAGGTCGATTGGCAAGGCGAATGAGAACTCGATCCCCCGCTTGCCGTTGGCGAACTTCACGGGCGGGTACTGGGCTTCGTCGAGCGGGTAGTTGCTGAAATAGAATTCCAGCGCACCAGCCATGCGCTCGGCGCTTTTGGCAGAGTCGGAAGGGCACTGGAAGTCGCCGTAGTCTTCGAGAAGTTTCTGGAGACCGAGTGCAACGCTGTCGTCGGCGCTGTGACCAGTGACAAAGAAGCACTCCCGGGCGCGTTCGATGCCAGAGGCGAAGGCCTTGCCTGCGTGGAGGTGGACTGAGAGTTCCTTGGCTTTCCATTGCTGGATGTGCGTGAAGTTGAAGAGCTGGGGGCAGGACTTGAACTGGGCTACCATGCTGGAATCGAATACGGGAGGGAATTCGCCGACTTTCATTTTGCTAGTCTCCTGTTAACGTTCAATACCTTTGAATATATCCCACTGTTTTCCACAACACTCGCAGAAATCATACTTTCTGCGTAGGCCGTAGTTAGGCAGGTTAATAATATGTGATACTATTGGTCCGTGGCTGATGTCGAGCCAACACTTGATTTTGTTGATCAGCTTTTTCATTCTGTGTCCTCGACAGGCTCGTTCCAAAGCTCGTAATCAATCATCCGCCTGTCGTCGAAGAAATGCCTTCCGCAAAGCTCTGTGTGAGGCTGATGCTCATGGCCTTCGACGATCACGCAAGGCGAGCTGCCGCAAACATGGCACTCGGCTGAGAAATCGGGAGTGTAGAGACGCTCGGCTACCACTTAGGTAATTCCTAGCTCACCCAGCAGGTCGTCTACAGGTCGCTGCGGAGCCTTCGCGCCCTTGATCTTCGCAGTCTGAGCAGCGTTGATGCGACCCTGGCGGACGGCGATGATGGCCTCTTTCATTTCAGCCAGGGTGATCGTGCCGTCCTGGGCCTTGGCACGCCACTGGGCGATTCGGGTGTTTAGTTCAGGGGAGTACATCTCAGGCATCGGTCTAACCCTCGGTCAGGCGGTTGTGAAGAACACTGCGAATGGTTTCGATTGCTGATTGTGAGCCCCGCACTACCAGCGAGCCCTTGGGCGCCCCCGCCCACTCGCCTACGTCCAGGGCCTTTTGAGCGAAGTACTCCTGGATGCGTTCGCAGATGAATTTTTGATAAGCGCCCTTTGGAATGCGATGTTCGATGTCTGACCAAAGGTGAGTGTCTAAGATCACACGCAGGTCTTCGGGAATGCAAGTGTTAAGTCGCATAGGTCGCATGATCTTGTGGCGGGGGGGCATGGGCTAGTTCCTTAGTATTTCATCTCTGAATATCGCCTCAATGGCCTGGACTTCTTCTTCAGTGTCGGTAGTGCCTGGAGAGGCATACGGTCCTGCCCAAGCTCTACCGCTGACAACTTCCACCAGAGATACTTCTGCGTCGCCCTCGCAATCTCCTGTGCAGACTCGCACAAGCTTTCTAGCGATTGGACGCTTGTGTGTATATTCTTGGAATTTTCCAAGCAGGGTAAGGTTTCCAGAATCATCTTTGAAGAATATCTCAACGATTCTACCGACCTGCCAAGTTGCAGGACTATATCCTGGAGCCTGGCGGTCAACACAGCACTTGATGTGGGGAACCGCTTGGGCCGGATGTGGGCGCTTTGCTTTGAGCGACCGCAAAGTGTCCGACCAGAGTTCTTCGAGGAAGTTTTCATTCTGTGTCACCTGTGAGTCTCCTGTTTGGGCTGGTGTGCTGTTAGAGTACAGCAAGTAGGGTTTTTACAGCTTGCGGGTCCTTGGTGAAAGCGCCCTTTGGGCCTATTGCCAGCATTTCGTTTATAAGGTCGAAGGCAGTTGAAATTATCTGAGATCTTTTCGCCGCGCTCTCCGCCGCGCTCTTCGCCGCGCTCTCCGCCGCGCTCCACGCCGCGTTCGCCGCGCTCTCCGCCGCGCTCTTCGCCGCGTACGCCGCGCTCCACGCCGCGCTCTTCGCCGCGTTCGCCGCGCCCTCCGCCGCCGCGTTCGC